ATCAGAGATCAATAAGCTGGACGGATTGACTGCTACGACAGCACAAATGAATACCCTAGCAACAGGTGGTGGCGTTATACCATCTGGTGGTATCATTATGTGGTCTGGGGCAGTCTCAGCGATACCTAGTGGTTGGGTCTTATGTAATGGCTCCAACAGCACCCCAGACCTTCGTAATCGGTTTGTGGTGGGTGCTGGTTCAACCTATGCAGTCAATGCGACTGGCGGTGCAGATACTGTTAGTCTGGCTACAGCCAACCTACCATCTCACAACCACAGCTTTAGTGGCACTGGTACTACAAACACCGCAGGGGCACACAACCACTCATCTGGTTGGTACGGGCCCCGTGGCGCAGATGGACACGTAGCTGTCTTTGCTACCAATGACTCTGGATACCCAAGTGTAAACACGGGTACTGCTGGAGACCATAACCACACAGTTACAATCAGTGGTACTACAGGAAACACGGGTAGCGGTACAGCACATGAAAACAGACCGCCCTACTATGCACTAGCATACATTATGAAATCATAAGAACGGAGTAATTAGCCCATGACTAACCTCCCAATTCGTGGGCTTGGGTCTGTAGGGGTCGTCACTGACATTGACCCTTACAGTCTACCCATCAATGCCTACACTAGGGCCAAGAACGTCAGGTTCAACGAGGCCAAAGTAACCAGAGCACCCATCTACAGAAGCATCTCAGGCAACCTATCAGTTAGTCCTAAGTTCATCTATGGTGTCAGTGCTCTCTCAGGTTTTGATACAGTATTGGTGGTGGATGATACCTTTGACATCTATGAGATGTCTAATGGTGTCCTATCACAGAAGTTCAACAGTTCACTGTCTGCATCTGCTATTACACCCGTGACAGCTACAATACTTGCAGACGTACAGTACATCAACAGATCAACAACAGCCCCAGTACATAGAGTGCCCAGCGCAACTAACTTTACTGCACTACCCAATTGGCCTTCTGGTGTAACTACGACATCCTTGCGTTCCTATGGTGACTTTTTGTTAGCACTAGGTACTGTAGAGGGGGGCGTGGAGTTTCCTAACAGGGTTCGCTTTAGTGACCCCGTGTTAGCTAACCAAGTCCCAGATACATGGGATGCCTCAGACTTAACCAACAGTGCTGGCTTTAATGACTTAGTGCAAATGAAGACCCCCATAGTCGATGGTGCTACCCTTGGCTCCAACTTCCTTGTCTATTCACAAGACCAAGTGTGGATGATGGAGTTTGTCGGTGGTGCATTCATATTTAACTTCAGAAAACTCTTTGATGACGCTGGGGTAATCAACCAGAACTGCATCCGAGAGATCGAAGGTAAACACTATGTGTTTGATAGGGATGACATCTATGTAACCGATGGTAACACACGCCAATCAATATGTGACGGAAGAGTCCGAGACTACATCTTTAATGGCCTAGATAACTCTAAGAGTGAACAGTGTTTTGTCTTGCATAACTCAATGTTAGAGGAAGTATACTTCTGCTACCACAGTGGCGATGACATGGCTGAGTATGCAGATGGCAACAGCTGTAACCGAGCCGCTGTCTATAACTATAAAGAAGACATCTGGTCATTCTATGATTTGCCTAACGTAGTTGCTGGTGCAGAAGCTAACGTAAACACAGCGTCAACCTACGCAGACGCTACGACTACTTATGAAACTGTAGGTGGCTCATATCACTCACAAGAAAGCCCATACCAAAGACATCCACTTGTACTAGCAAAAGCTGGGGGTGGAGTAGCTAACAGTAAGGTCTATGGTATCGACTTGATTGAGAAAGGTAGTCTATCACAGGCTATAGACACGGCAGTATCTAAGCCATTCTTTATAGAACGTGTAGGACTTGACCTTGATGAACAAGGAATACCACTGACAGGCTATAAGGTTATCTCAAGATTAGCCCCACAGGTATCTACTGACAGTTCTAATGGTCAGTTTAATTTTACTTTTGGAGCTGCCGATACACCTCATGCCACTCCTAACTACGGCAGTTCAGTGACCTTTAATTCACTTACTGATTACAAGGTGGATGCACGTATGTCTGGTAGATACTTGTCGTACAAGCTGGAAACTACAGCTGACAAGGACTTCAACTTTACTGGTATGGATGTTGAGATCACTGTGACAGGTCGGAGGTAACTTATGGCTATCTCAGATAAAATTAATATGCTGGTGTCTGCTTATGTCAGGCGCACAGCACCAACACTTACTCCAGAGTTTCTCCCTAACTACCTACAGGAAGAACTGAGAGAAATAGAAGCGTCTATAAAATCATTAGCAGACGCAAGTACCCAAGTTACCGATAGAGAACCTACCAACCCAAGAAAGGGCATGGTGCGTTATGCCGTGTACCCTTGGGAACCATTAGGATCAGGCGTATCTAAACTTGTTGTCTACAACGGCACAGCTTGGGTAGCTGTATAAACAAAAGGAATATTATATGTGGGGCGCAATTATAGGTGCTGGAGCCAGCTTACTTGGCTCAAAGATGCAATCAAAAGCACAAGATAAAGCAAACGCGGCTAACATGGCTTCGTTCAACCAATACAAGCCATACGTGGATGCTAACTTAAAAGGCTCAGAATCCGCACTTGATGGTGTCTTAAACACAGGAGCCTACCAAGGCCAAACCCTAGCCGCACCTAACCAGTTCCAGACTGGCACTGCAAATACTATGGGTAACTATGGTACTAATATGATGAATAGCGGTAACGCCATGATGGGCAACACGGCTGGTTTTGGCAACAACGCCAACGCATTGTACGGACAGTATCAAGGTATGGCAGATGCGGCACAGCAAGACCGACTTAGTAATGCTATGAATTACGCATCAGCAAACTCAGGCTCTCTAGTAGACGCGGCAATGCGTGATGATCGTCGTAATCTACAAGAGAACACTTTGACTGGCATAGACATGGCGGCCTCTGGTTCTGGTAACACGAACTCTAGTCGTGCTGGTATAGCAGAAGCAGTAGCTAACCGAGCATATGACGACAGACGTGCCGATGTAGCTACAAACATACAGAATAGTCTTATAGATCGTAGTCTAAACCAACAGGCACAGCAGTTCCGTGACCAAGGTTCTGCATTGCAGGGTGCTGGACAAGCAAACCAAAGCATCCAAAGTGCTTATGGTGTAGGTCTGAACACACTTGGACAAGGTGCTAACTTTGGCATGAACGCTGGTAACGCATTACAGGGCTTCGATCAGGCACAGCTAAATGACCAGAAACAGCGTTTCGAAGACCAACGTGACTTTGAGATGGATCAGCGTAAAGGCTACCAATCAGGCATCTTAGGTAGGGCCCCTCAAACCAATAATAATTTTAAAGCCAACATGAATAATCCGTATGCCGCCGCACTTGGTGGTGGAATGGCTGGCTTTGGTTTTCAGCAAGAGTATTTTCCACAAGCACAACAAGGTACAGGGTCTTTCTTTAGAGGCCGTACAGTCAACCCACACATGAGATAAAGGAGGATACTAATGCCAGCACCAGTAAGACGACCAGTTCTTAATACACAGCAAGAATTTGTTCCAAAAGTATATCCTTTTCAGAAAGTACAAGGGGGTATGGGTGTTCCTATCCCTCAGTTTAGTGGCGGTGTAACTACGGCAAACAGCCCTATTCAAGGAGTATTAGAAGAGCCTGTCAAAAACAATAATGACACTTCAAACCTTGTACCTATGGTAATTAATGAAGGCACAAGCATGGCCTATACAGTCATGTACGACCCAGAAAGTAATAAAGTTGTTTCAGATGGCTCTGACATTTCTAACATGATGCTCCGTAATATTGATGCAGAGCAAATAGCCCTAAAGTATGCCAACGACCAGTACAGAAAAAACACTGTTGTTGACCCGTATTTAGAAGCTGAACAGAAAATGAAAGTTGCCAACGATAAGTTCAACTTAGCTCAACAATACGAACTAGGTGCAAACCCATACTTAGAAGAGTACACAGAAGCAAAACAAGAAGCTGACAATATATTAGCAAATGACGTAAAACCAGATGCTATTGATGGTGTCTTGAATGCTACTAATACATATAAACAAGCACCTCATGCACTAGAAGCACTTGAGGCTAAAAATCCATATGAACAACTTGAGAACAAGACTTTTTCTGAAGTAGAGGCTATATTTAATGCCCCGACAGAAGACAAACCTATACTTAAAAATAACCAGTATGACCCTGTAGATGACATGGTAGCTGGTGAAAACCTATTCGCATATAATAACGACCCTGACCCTGTTCTTACAGACAAGGGTAATCCTAAAGCCAATGATAAAGGTGTCTTAGATACTACATCATCTAATGATCGCAAAGGTAGCGCAGTGTCTGCAAACGCCCGTGGCTCTATGATGCCATATGCTAAGATCAACAGAAACGAAGCACTTATGCGTATTGGTGGTGCTATAATTGGTGGCTCAGACCAAGGGTTCGCTGGTTCAGCAAGAGCCGCAACACAAGAGTTTGGTAACATCCAAGATGCTAACCGCAAAGCAGAGACTGACGCATTCAACAAAGCAG